TTGAAAGCATGGCTGCTCAAAAGATGATGGACGAAAAAAGGATTAAGATTTTGTAACCCGAATCGGGCGGTTCCCGATATAATTTAGGAAACAACATACATGAGCGATACTCCAAACACGACTCCTGAGGGAAGTGGAGAGTTGACGGTAGAAGGTGCAGCTAACGCTTTCTTGAGCATGATGAATCGAGAAGATGGCTCCGAACAGGAACAACCAGAATCCGCTTCAGAAGCTAACGAAAGCGAGGCCGAATCTGATGAGTCTTATGACGAGTCAGAGGTAGAACAAGAAGATGACGATGGTGAGCAAGAGGAACCTCAGAAGTATCGTGTCAAAGCCGCTGGCGAAGACAAAGAGGTAACCCTTGATGAGCTTATCAAGTCTTATCAACTTGGCACTGATTACACCAAGAAATCGCAAGCCGTAGCTGAGGAACGCAAGGCGGTTGAGGCCGAACGTCATGCAGTTCAAGAAGCCAAGGCATTGCGCGATCAATACGCGCAGCAGTTGGGGATCATCGAGCAGATGTTGAACCAGCCGCAACAAGCAGAGGATTTGGATTACCTGAAAGAGACTGATCCTATCGGTTATGCCGTAAAGGTCGCAGAATTGTCTCAGAAGGAAAAGCAGTTAGCACAGGTTCGCGCTCAACGAGAGATGATCTCTCAGCAGCAAGAATATGACAGGCAGCAACAGATGAAGCAAATGATAGCCGCTGAATCTGAGAAGCTAGTTGCTGTGTTACCTGAGTTTGCTGATCCGTCTAAGGGCGAAGTAATCCGTAAGGACATTCGCACATACGGTAAGCAGATGGGATTCTCTGATGAAGAACTGGCTAACGTATTTGATTCACGAGCCGTTCTGACGTTATACAAGGCGATGCAGTACGACAAGTTACAGTCTGCAAAGCCGGGGATTACTAAGAAGGTTGCAGAAGCTCCGAAGGCTATCAAGCCGGGAGTATCTAAGCCGAAAGATAGTAATTCTGAGGAAATTAGGAAACTAAAGTCACGGGCTAAATCCACTGGTAGTGTTAGGGATGCAGCTAATGTGTTTGAACGCTTTTTATAAAGGATTGAATCATGGCAATTTATAACGCCTACGACGCAATCGGTCAGCGCGAAGATTTGACCGACGTAATCTATGACATCTCGCCTACCGAGACTCCATTCATGTCTTCGATTGGCAAGACCAAAGCTACGGCTGTTTACCACGAGTGGCAGACCGACAGCCTTGCAGCCGCTACTACCAATAACGCTGCTGTTGAAGGTGCTGATGCTTCGGACGCAACCCTGTCACCTACTACCCGTCTTGGTAACTACACCCAGATTCTGCAAAAGACCATCAAAGTCTCTGGCACTCTGGATGCAGTGAACAAAGCTGGTCGTAAGTCGGAAAAGGCTTACCAGTTGGCTAAGGCTTCGCAAGAACTGAAGCGCGATCTGGAAACCATCCTGCTGTCGAATCAAGGTCGTTCGGCTGGTTCGAGCAACTCGTCTGCTCGTAAGATGGGTTCGCTGTTGTCTTGGATCAAGACTAACTCGTCTGTTCAGACTAACGGTGGCGATCCTACGACTATCGGTGTGTCGACTCGTACTGACGGTAATACCCGTACCTTTACCGAAGCCCTGCTGAAAGAAGTTGTGGCTGAAGTGTTTACTTCGGGTGGTTCGCCTAAGGTTCTGATGGTTGGCCCATCTGGTAAGCAGAAGGTTTCTAGCTTCACTGGTATCGGCGAGACTCGTTTCAACGTTACAGGTGCAAAGCCTTCGACAATCATTGGCGCTGCTGACATCTACGTGTCTGACTTCGGCAATATGTCGGTTGTTCCTAACCGCTTCATGCGTACCCGCGATGCTCTGGTGCTTGATCCTGAGTACGCTGCTCTGGCCTATCTGCGTCCTTTCCAGACTATCGAGCTTGCAAAAGCCGGTGACTCTGACAAGACACAAGTGCTAGTAGAGGTAACGTTAGAGGTAAAAAATGAGGCTGCACACGGTATCGTTGCTGACTTGAATATGGCGCTGTAAAGAACTAGCCCCTGACCTTAGGGTTGGGGGCTTTTCTATGAGGATTTATGGACTATAGACAACAAGTTGTACACGCGGACGGTGATGGCGGTATTATCATCGAGACTAAACAGGATGTTACTGAGATACTTGAGAGTAACAAGCAAATTCTGGAGGCAGACAAGCAAAGAACCGGAAATCTTAATGAATTGCACCATGTAGCTCGTATCCCTTTCACGGTCATTGATGACTTGAACAAGAAGGGAATAATGAAGGGCTTTGCAATAGTAGATGATGCGGCTTTTGCGAGTTGGCTGAATAGTTCCGATAATGCACAATGGAAAGTCTATAGGGGGACAGTATGATCGTAGGTGCTTGCGTACCAGCTAGGGATGAAGTTCATACATCGTTTGCTTTTGATTTCGCCAAGATGGTCGGCAGGGATTCAAGGCACAGATGCTCCAAAGAAGGTAACGGGTTAAAGCTCTATACGATGGCAGGAACGCTGATATTCGATCAGAGAGAGAAGCTAGTAGATGCTGCTCTGGCTGAAGGATGCGATGCGATTCTGTTTATTGACTCTGATATGCGGTTTCCGTCTGACACTATTGATATTTTGTTAAGCCGTGATGTGCCGATTGTTGGAGTTAATGCAGTAACAAGACGTAAGCCGACACTACCGACTGCGTTGAATCTAAAGATCGAGAAGGATGAGAATGGCAAGATTACTCGTCATGCTTGGCATAAGATAGATTCGATGGATAAAGAGGGCATAGAGCCTGTTACAGCGGTTGGTTTTGGTGTTGTGATGATCCGTAAGGAAGTCTTTGAGAAGGTTCCTAAGCCTTGGTTTGATGTGGGTTGGGGATCTAAGGGCATCATTGGCGAGGATGTGCATTTCTGCATCAAAGCCTTGGATGCTGGCATTCAGACTTACGTAGATCATAGTTTATCTAAGCATATTGGTCACATTGGTACGTATGAGTATCGATGGGACGATGTAGAGGATGGCGCTATAGAGGCGCACAATAACGGGAAATAGACATGGCATTTACGAGCTACAGTGACCTAAAGACTACGATAGCGAACTACCTAGCTCGTAGTGATCTAACCTCAGTTATCCCTGACTTTATCCGGTTAGCTGAGGAGCGTTTACGTCGTGATCTGAGAACCCGGCAGATGCTGGTCGTTGCTACGGCTGACACTGTTGCTGGTGACTCTACGGTTGGTCTTCCTACAGACTTCCTAGAGATGCGTGATATTCACCTTAATACGATTCCTATCGCTTCCTTGGCTTACGAGGCTCCTAACGCTTTCTACGCTAACACTAGAGCTACCCAAGCTGGTCTGCCTACTACCTATACGGTATTGGCTTCAGAGTTGCAATTCTCACCTATCCCTGATGCTGTCTACACGGCTCAGATGCTGTATTACGCCAAGCCTCCGCTATTGAGTGATACCAATGCAAGCAATGTATTCTTGGCTAACTTCCCTGATGCGCTGCTTTATGGGGCTTTAGGTGAGGCTGAACCGTATCTAATGAATGACGCTAGGTTGCAGGTTTGGGCATCGTTGTATGACCGTTCTATAGCGTCTATTTCTACTGCTGACCAGTCAAGTGAGTACAGCGGTCAACCAATGTCTATGTCTTATAACGTGAGGTAAATCATGGCAGAAATGTCGAATTATCTGGAAAATGCGCTGATTAACGCTACTCTCCGTAACACAGCTTTTACAAGCCCGTCAGTCGTTTATCTGGGTTTGTATACATCTGATCCTACTGATGCGGATACTGGTACAGAAGTCTCTGGCGGCTCTTATGCTCGTCAGTCTATTACTTTTGGCGCTCCGAGTAATGGCGTTAGTACTAACACCGCTGCAATTGAGTTTCCACAGGCCACAGCATCATGGGGAACGGTCGGTTGGGTCGGCATTGAGGACGCATTGACCGGAGGAAACCTTCTGTATCACACACCACTAGACGCATCTAAGACGATTGCCTCTGGGGATATTTTCCGTGTTGCTATTGGTAGCTTGAGTGTGACTCTGGCATAAGGGGTAAATAATGCCTCTAGTTGTCAAAGATAGGATTAAAGAATCATCCTCTACAGCAGGAACCGGGACGCTGACATTAGCTGGTGCAGCTACTGGTTTCCGTTCGTTTGCTGATATTGGCAACGCTAATACAACTTACTATGCGATTGTTGATACGACTGCTAATACTTGGGAAGTAGGTATTGGCACGTATACATCGTCTGGGACTACGCTTTCACGAGACACGGTTCTTTCAAATTCTTTAGGAACAACTGCAAAAATTACTTTTGCAGCAAACATTAAAGAAGTATTTGTAACGTACCCATCAGACAAAGCTGTTTATGGCGATGCTACAAATACGGCTTACGAGCCTCAATTTGCTGCGTCTAACGGTGTTTATCTAAACTCCAATACGGTAGCAACGTCTTTCACATTTCCAACTAACTACAATGGCATGAGTTCTGGCAATGTCACATTAAATACAGGTGTGACGGTAACAGTTCCTACGGGTGCTAGATGGGTAGTTGTTTAAATGTTTGGCGTTAGTGCATTTGCTCAAAGCCCGTATGCTTCCTTAGCTGGAAATACGTTATTTGCAAATGCTAGTGTCAATGCAACAGCAACCTTTACTGCAAATGGTAGAAGGGTTCAGACTGCTGCTGGATCTGTTAATGGAACCGCTACATTTGCTGCTAATGCAATTCGGGTTCAACGTGGTGCAGCTTCTGTAAATGCAACAGCGACGGTAACTGCTAACGGTAGAAGGGTTCAATCTGGCGCTGGTTCTGTCAATGCGACAGCAACTTTTACAGCAAATGGTAGGAGAGTTTTATTAGGAAATGCTGCTGTTAATGGAACTGCGACAGTTACAGCAAATGGTGGATTAACTCAATTTGGTAATGCTGTTATTAATGCAGCAGCAACTTTTACCGCTAATGGAAGAAGGGTTCAGTCAGGCTCTGGTTCCATTAATGCAACGGTTACTTTTACTGCTCTTGGCGGTGTTAGATACGATGGTGTTGCATATATTAATTGTGAGGCATTAGTTAATTGTATTCCAAACGCTACATTCTCTGGTGTTGGGTACGTTAATGCTTTAGCAATATTTAGTGCTAATGGTGGAATTATTGGTGAGGAATGGTCAGACGTTATTCCTGAAGGTACTACATGGACTGAGCAAATGCCTGAAAGCAATCAGTGGACTGAAGTAACTGCTGGATCGGGTAATTGGGATTTAGTTGCTGCCAATAGCAATACATGGACTCAGGTATCAGAATCAACAAATAGTTGGACGAGGCAATAATGGCTAAACAAAAGATACTACTTGGTGAATGGTTGCCAGATCAGCCGGGAGTTACTGGGTCAGTTACAGAGGCTACTAATTGCTATCCTGTTACCAATGGGTATGCCCCGTTTAAAGGTGAAGCAAATTTATCTGATAACGCTGGTGCTGAACTATTGCTGACGTTCGCTGGTAAGTTTGCAAACGGTGTAACTTTATTTGCTGGATCGAGTTCCAATCTTTACAAGTTTAGTACAGCGGATTTAGATCTTGATGCTTTGACAACAACCGGGTACTCAAACATTGAGTTTTGGGATGTGACTCAGTTTGGTCAAAAGATGATTGCTGCTAATGGCGCTGATAAGCTCCAATCTTATGATCTTGTCGTAGGCACTGCATTTGCTGATTTGGCCGCTGCTGCTCCTGCTGCTAAGTTTGTAACGGTTGTCCGTGACTTTGTTGTGGCTGCTAGTGTTAGTGGCGATGAAAACAAGGTTTATTGGTCTGATATTAACGATGAGACAGACTGGACTCCCGGTGCTGCATCTCAGTCAGATAGCCAAGTATTGCCAGACGGAGGTAATGTTACTGGCCTAGCTGGTGGCGAGTTTGGCTTAGTGCTTATGGAACGCGCTATATACCGAATGAGTTATGTCGGCTCTCCGTTCTTTTTCCAGTTTGACGCTATTTCTAGGTCTTTGGGCTGCATTTCTAACGGGTCTATTGCTCAGTACGGCAACCTAACGTATTTCCTTGCAGACGATGGTTTCTATGTTTGCGACGGCCAGAACCTAAAGAATATTGGCGAGGAGAAAGTTAATCGCTATTTCTTTGACGTTGCTGCCAAAGGTGATTTGCGGCTAAAGATGTCATCTGCTGTTGATCCTATTCGTAAGTTGGCTATGTGGTGTACTCCGCTACAGTCAGGTGGTTATGGATTATTTGTTTTTAGCATCCCTTTAAACAAATGGTCTTACATTGAAACCACTGCAACATCGATTGCTTCTGTGTTAACTGCGACAACTACGCTTGAAGACTTGGATAATTACTCTGCAAGCCTTGATGCTTTAGCTGTTTCTCTTGACGATCCTCAATGGGCTGGTGGTAATTTGCTGCTTGCTGGTACATCTGGTCAAAGAATAATCACATTTGGTAACTCTTTTAAGACTGCGAGCATATCAACGGGTGATATTGATACTGGTCGGTCTATTATTACTTTAGCAAAGCCAATTGTTGACGGTGGTAGCGGATCTATTGCTGTTTCTAGCCGGGATAATCTTGGTGAGCAAGTGGAATTTGGCTCAAGTGTGGCTCCTGACGCAGAAAACCGCGTGAGCTTGCGGTCTAACGGTGAATATCATCGACTAAAACTGACTCCTACTGGAACTAGCTGGAAAACTGCTGTTGGCATGGAGTTTGACATTGTTAAACAGGGTGATCGATGACTCAGTTTCGGACATTACCGCCATTTGGTAGCGATGCTCGTGGTGTTTCTGAGGTCGTTCGTGGGATTATGGACGGAAAGACCAATAATACGGGTCGGATTACGTTAGCCACAGGGAATGCCACGACAA